GGAAAAGCAAAGCAAAGCAAACCAAAGCAAAGCAACCAAACTCAAATCATCCATCGGAGGCCCCTGAAAAGGTGATCGAGTACCATACCAGGTTAGATCAACACGATGGCCAATTTGAGGAACGTCCTAGATCAACTTAACGATCCATCACTTAGGGCAGTGATCCAGGAAGAAGCATACCGGGAAATACGGAAAAGCCTGGAAGAGACCAAAGCCTACAACCCTTATGCACAGGCCCTGCCGGCTGCAGATTCATTAGAAAAAATGGGAATTTTGACAAATCCCTTGGCAGTCAGGGCACACACACATGCGGCCGCAAAGAGTATAGAACTAAATATGTACAGTATAGTAGCAACTTACTTACCTAAAGAAAACCCCGTCACTTTTATGTTTATGAAAAGGGCGAAATTGCAATACTTCAGGCGGGGTCCTCAGCACAACGACATTTTCCTAAACGCACATATAGAACCAAAGGATGTAGCTAGGTATCCGCTTGGGGAACTTTTCGACCCCCACAGAACCCCAAAGATCCAAACAAGCACTGCCTTCATGGGAGATGCACTCCACTACATGGAGCCTGAGGTAATCCCAAAACTGTTCACAACATCAGACACATTGCAGTCTTTGTATGCCACACTAGTCTTGCCCCCAGAGGCAATGCACAGGATGCACTCCCTACACCCTAGCATCTACGAGCTCGAATTCCACAAAGAGCACTTCCTGTACAAGCCTGGGGGAAGTTCGGGAGCAGCCTATGTGCATACGTACAACCAATTAGTGTGGCTCAAGATTGGCAGATTCAAATGGAAAGATGATCAAGGCAGAAGTTGGGTAGTGACCGCACAAGTCCTTGAAACTAAAGGGGCCAACCATTTAATGCTGTTCCAACGAGGGAATCTCCTGACACCAGAGCTGAGAAGTTTTGGGGTGGAAACCAAATTCATAACAATACCCCCAATATTCCTCCCAGAGAAGTACAATGCCCGACTACCCATAAAAAAAAACTGTGCGCAGCAGCTGTTCCTGTACGTTAAGTCTGTCAAAGGAGTGACTGAGCGAGATATTTGGGCAAAGATTAGGCAGCTAATCAAGACATCAGAGCTGCAAGACTACTCTGCAAAAGAACTCACACTTCTGGTAAACTACTTTTACCTAATCTCCAGACTGAAGTCGGAGAACTGCTTTCAGGATGTGCTGTCCGGAGGAATAATCAACAGGTTGTGCAAACCACTGATTGCGTGGTACCAGGAACTGAAAATGAAAATGCTAGGCAAGGAGGAGTTTGTGCAACTGATGGAAGCTCTAGAGTGGGTAGATGTCAATCTGACCTACGAAGTGTTCGACTTTGAATTTGGAAGCACCTACAAAGACCTTTCAAACGGCAGAAACTGGCTACACGGAGAAGACTTACCCGAAAAGGCTGAGGAGCCGGAAGATCAAGAGCCATCAGACCCAGATTGGTACCAAAAATACATTCAGCTGTTAGAGAACACCAACTCAAGGGTAGGAGGTCAAGAGCAGGGGAGTCAAAGTAGCCAGAGTGGCGTGACTGAAGATGAGGAGGCCAAGCCTGGCAACGAAACCCCTGGGGAAACTGGCACTGATAGTCTGGGCGCTCCAGAAAACTCGGAAAGTTCAGGGAAGAAAAACACCACACTTCAATGCCCATGCGGACTTGAGCTCCCGATCGCAGAAGCAAACTTCCCCGAAATACCAGTACTAGAACATCCAGACCGTCTGAAAGGAAGGCTCGCCTATTTTTTCTCCAAAGACAATAAACCATACTCCTACACAGGAGGCTCCCACGCTTCCCGCGGTTGGCCAAATTGGCTTGACTCAATCCTAGCTACCGTGGGGAAGTCGATGATGCTACCAGAGTTTAACCAGTGCTTAGTGCAGAAATATGAAAGGGGAGCGAGCATACCATTTCATAGGGACAATGAGCCATGCTACCCAAAGGGCCATCAGGTGCTCACCATAAACCTCGAGGGTCAAGCAGAATTTTCGGTGTCTTGCAAGTCGGGGAACGCAACCACCCGCATGGAAAAGGGCACATATTTCCTCTCACCCCCAGGATTTCAAGAGTCACACCAGCATGCGGTGAAGAGCTTGAGTGCGTCGAGAATCTCGCTCACGTTCAGATGCACTCAAATTCAGAATGTCTTCGGGGAAGGCTTGTCTTCTGAGGTGATAGACCAGCTTCCTTGGAAAGCTTGGTTAGAAAAAATCAGACATTTGGGGTTTCAAGGGACGAGCTTGCAATACGACTACAACGGAGCTTTGATTAGCCCAATAGAGCGAGTCCAAAGCTTGCCCAAAGTCTTCCCAAAGGGAGCTCCAGGGGACCTTTTGAGCACCTTGGACAAGTGGTCGAGAGCACCCACACCCTATTGTCCAAGCAAGTTAAGGGCCAAAGCTTACTCTTCTGATGTCAAGAACCTTAGAGTTGGGGCCTTGCTAAGGCAACAAGGAAAAGAGTGGGCAATGAGGTTTGACTCTTTAGTGGAGTCTGGAGAGAGAGAGCTGGCCATATCAGTAATCCACGGCGCGGGAGGTTCAGGGAAATCCAAATTGCTCCAATGCTACATCCAGGACAACCCAGAGACGAACATTACCATCGTCCTGCCGACGAACGAGCTCAGAATTGACTGGTTAAAGAAGTTGAAAGAGGTAAGGGAGAGCAAGTTTAAGACTTTTGAGAAAGCTCTTCTTAGTCCCCCTACCCCGGTAGTGATCTTCGATGATTATGGTAAACTCCCGGCAGGATACATTGAGGCATTCTGCCTATATTTCTCCACCGTTGAGCTCATCATTTTGACAGGAGACTCAAAACAAAGCGTACATCATGAGCCGAACGAGAATGCCATGACCAGTCAACTAGAACCCTTTGTGTGGGAAGCGGAAAAGTTTTGCAGGTACTATATAAATGCCACACATAGGAACAAAAGGGACCTGGCCAACAGATTTGGAGTGTACTCGGAGGTAACTGGGGTTACAGAAATAACACACGGAAGCACACCAATACCGGGGCGACACATGCTGGTACCCTCCATATATAAGAAATTGGCTTTCACAGAAATGGGGCATAAGGTGTCGACCTACGCCGGCTGTCAAGGAATTACTGCCCCAAGCGTGCAAATACTGTTGACCGAGGAGACGGCCCTTTGCTCGAAAGAGGTGATGTACACAGCCTTGTCCAGGGCGGTTCATTCAATTCACTTCATCAACACCTCCCCCAACAACAAAGCTTTCTGGTCCAAATTGGAATGCACGCCTTACCTCAAAGCTTTCTTGTCCACCCTCAGGGAGGAGACCGCAGTGGAAGACAAGCCCAAAGGCGCTGAGCCAACCCCTGTCGAGCCTCCAAAGACGCACATAGCCAAAGATTCGGCCATGCCCATCTATGAGAACATCATTGAGGAAATGCCGGAGAAACATGAGCGAGAGATTTTCTCAAACTCACATGGCCACAGTAACTGCGTACAGACGGAGGACCCGTTCATCCAAATGTTCTCCCACCAGCAGGCGAAGGACGAGACGCTGCTTTGGGCCACCATTGAAGCTCGGTTGAAGATTTCCAACCCGAAAGCCAACTGGCAAGAGTACCTAGAAAAGAAGCCAGTGGGAGATGTACTCTTCGAATCATACCGTCAGGCGATGAAACTGCCCGACCAGCCCATTCCCTTCTCAGAGGAGCTGTGGGAGTCCTGCATGCATGAAGTCCAAGCCACATACCTGAAAAAACCCGAGGTCATGATCAAGAATGGCATGGGTAGGCAGTCCCCAGATTACGACCCACACGTAATTTCCCTTTTCCTCAAATCTCAATGGGTGAAGAAAATGGAAAAGCTGGGTGCTGTGAAAATAAAGCCTGGGCAGACTATTGCATCATTTCACCAGGCAACAGTGATGCTCTTCGGAACAATGGCTAGGTACATGAGGAGAATGCGGGAGGTCTTCCAGCCGAGAAACATAAAGATAAACTGCGAGACGACCCCCGAGGAGTTGACAGAATGGCTGGCACCAGACAGGGGGGGTTGGACATTCAAGGGGCCCTCACTGGCCAACGATTACACAGCCTTCGACCAATCTCAGGATGGGGCCATGTTGCAATTTGAAATACTCAAGGCCAAGCACCACTCAATCCCAGAGGACGTACTCAACGCCTACTTGGATATAAAGCTGAACTCAAAAATCTTCTTAGGGGTGTTGTCAATTATGAGACTGACAGGAGAGGGCCCCACATTCGACGCCAACACCGAGTGTAACATAGCCTTCACCCACACCAAGTTCCAAATTCCTGAGGGCACTGCCCAAATTTATGCAGGGGATGATTCGGCAATAGATGCAGTGCCCCCGATCCGGCCAAGCTTTAAACTTGTAGAGCAAAAACTCACACTCAGGTCCAAACCAGTCGTGGCCATGCAGGAAAGGGGTGATTGGGCTGAGTTCTGCGGCTATCGGATAACAAAATTTGGTTTCATCAAAGATCCGAAGAAACTGCATGCTTCTCTCATGCTGGAGATTAAGAGAGGAAATTTGAAAAATGTGAAGGACTCTTACGAAATTGACCTCGGTCTGGCATACTACCACAAAGATCGTCTCCATGAAATCATGAGCGAGGAAGAGCTTAGATGCCACTACGAGACGGTTAGAACTCTAGTTAGGTCAGGAGGTGGGAAATGGTTGAAAACCTTCATTTCCAAAGATGAATCACTTTATTAATGCACTGACAGAGGGTGGTTTTGAGAGAACAAAGGTGCCCATTTCAGAGCCCCTGGTGGTGCATGCAGTTGCAGGCTCAGGCAAGACAAGTTTGGTGAGGAGCTTTATAAAAGACTACAACGTAGCAAGAGCTTACACTCACGGTGTGCCGGATCCTCAAAATCTTGAGGGAAAGTTCATCCAGGCTTACAAACAGCCAAACCCCACTCACTTCAACATCCTGGACGAGTACTGCGCTGAACCACTAACCTCAGGCTGGCAGGTAGTCTTGGCAGACCCACTGCAGCATCGTGGGACATTCCTAGAACCTCACTACATTAAGAGGGTTAGCCATAGAATCCCAAAGTCTACCGAGGAGATTCTGGAAAAAGCCGGCTTCCAGATCAAAGCCGTCAAGGAGGCTGGAGTCTGCTCACACACAGGAATATTTGAGGGTCCGCTCAGAGGCAAGCTGATCACCTTGGACAGGACAGTTCAAGACCTCCTGGTGAACCATGGACTAAGCCCAAGCTGTCCAACCGAGGTCCTGGGCCAAGAATTTCCAGTAGTAACACTCTTCTCCTCGAGTCCATTGAACGAGGTCAAGGCCAAACACCTCCTCTACATAGCCCTCACAAGACACACCAAGGAGCTCCATGTCAGAGCACCTCCATTCTCTCACACCACCCCCTGATCACAGTAGGTCAGTCTTAGCAGTAGCTGTAGGCTTAGGAGTAGCTTTAGTCGTGTTCTCATTTCGTAACTATTCCCTCCCAACTCCAGGAGATAACATCCACCACTTACCCTTCGGAGGCTCCTACCGCGACGGAACCAAGTCTGTACACTACAGTGGACCCAGAGGAGGTCAAACCACATTTTGGGCCTGGCCTATTGTTGCAATCCCCGCCCTATCTCTGCTAATCTATGTACTATCTCAGAGAAGCCGCGATAAGTCTGGGGGTGTGCATATTTGCCCTTGCTGCTCTTACATGGTGGAGCTCCGACACTAAAGAGTGCAAAATCATTCTAACCGCAACCTCCTCCACAGTCTCAGGTCGTTGTGAGGGAATAGTCAGTCCAGATTTAATTCACGCTCTAGGTGCCTCTCTAGCGGGGCTTAGGATCTAGCAGTATTCCGAAATAATCTCAACTCCATGGCTGACAAGAAGCAAGTTTCACCAGTGACACCCACCCAAGAGCAGCCCTCCACACCAATCTACATGGCCTTCACCGCACCCACAGAGGAGATGATGGCCACTTTCAAACCAATCCCAGCCTCAAATCTCCTGCCCACTCAGGAGCAGCTCAAGACAGTTACGGACCTGTTCAGAGCAGCCAAGGTGCCCGACGCCAGCATGACTTCTGTGGCCCTTGAACTCGTCAACTTCTGTTTCGACAACGGGAGTAGTTCTTACACTGCTGTGTCCGGGCAGTCCTCAATAGATGGGGTGACACTGAATCAACTGGCAAGCATGGTCAAAGCTTCCGGAACATCACTTAGGAAATTCTGCAGGTACTTTGCACCAGTCATTTGGAACCTTCGGGTAGACAAAGTACCACCAGCCAACTGGGAGGCCGCCGGGTACAAGCCTGGAGAAAAGTTTGCGGCCTTCGACTTCTTCGATGGAGTTGAGAACCCAGCGGCAATGCAGCCACCAGCTGGCCTCAAAAGGAGCCCCACCCAGGCTGAAAGGATTGCCAACGCCACCAATAAACAGGTCAACCTCTTCCAGGCAGCGGCCCAGGACAACAATTTCGCCTCCAACTCCAGTTTCATAACTCGAGGCCAACTGTCCACGAATGCCCCCACCGTCCAATTCTTGCCACCGCCAGAGTGAGAGTCTAGTTTAGTCAGCCCGTTGTTTTCGCACTTTTGTTGGGGCTATTGAGTTTTCAAAAGTGCTGTCTAGCTAGGACCAACCTAAAAGGTCCCCCAGTTTGGTTTTTGAACTTATTTTCCAATTCTTGCCACCGCCAGAGTGAGAGTCTAGTTTAGTCAGCCCGTTGTTTTCGCACTTTTGTTGGGGCTATTGAGTTTTCAAAAGTGCTGTCTAGCTAGGGGGGGGGGGGG